GTAGCGTTGCAACTAGAAATGCAAGTCGCCGACATGCGCGCCGGTGTCATCAAGGCGCTGAACAACGCTGTGGAAGACCCAAACACTATGGGCAGCACGCGGGATTTCCGTCAGGCGATCTTTAGCATCACTGCTGCCGATCAGCATGGGGCCGTTACCCAGTTGTCGCTTACCAACGGCCCACCTGAAATGTTCAAGGACTCTAAGGGTTACTACGGAGTCCGCAGCTCCATGAAGAACGGTGTGGGCGGCGTGTTTGAGGCTATCCAAGAAATCCCAGACAGCTACGGCAACACTGAAGCCAAGATGGGTCTGGCGTCCATATACATGATTGCCCAACGTGCAATGAACAAGGGCTTGAAGAAGCTGGACTTAGGCGCTCTGGGTGTTACCGAAGCGCAACTGTCAAGCGCTATGGCTGCGGCCAATGCCGACCCCAAGTTGAAAGCCGCGCTGGAGAATGCCCGCACCAAGTACAACGCCTACAACCGGGGCATGATCGAGTGGCTGTCCTCTCCACAAGTTGCGGCTATCACGCAGGCTGACGCCAAGGCGTACTTGAAGGATGAGGACTACGTTCCCTACTACCGCGTTCGTGCGGACGGCGTGGCTGAATTGGTGTTTGGCGGTGAGAAGACGATCACGATTGGCGACATTCGCCATCAGCCGTATCTTGCCGAACTCAAAGGCGGCGAGACTAAGATCATGCCTTTGGACCAGTCGATCATGCGCAATACCATGCTGCTGGTCACCAAGGGCATGAACAACATGGCTATGAAGAACGTAGCCTACGCAATGCAAGCTGCAGGCCAAGGACTCGGCCCTGTCGATAAGGCGGGCAAGCCTACCAACCTGATGCCTGTTCTTACCGGAAAGGGTCCTGCAGACGCCAGCGTCATCCGTTGGACGCAAGAGCCTGACCCAAGTAAACCGGGCGACAAAGGTGACCGCCATCTGCGCGTTCAGACCAACGGCACTATCTTTGGCGGCGTACCTGCCGAACTGATTATCAAATCGCTGGAAGGTGCACACCTGACGCTGCCGGGGTTCTTGAAGTGGGGTGGCATTGCCGGTGACTTGCTGCGTGCTGGCGTAACCCGTACGCCCATCTACTTGGCCCGTCAGTTGTTCCGTGACCCGTTTGCAGCCACGGCTACTTCTGGTCTGGATTACGGCCCGCTGACTGCCATCTTCAAAGCCAACCGCGAGTTCCTGAAGATTGCCACAGGCAAGAGCGAGACCGGTGCCAAGCTGATCGAGAAGGGTTTGATGCAGTCGGGTATGTTCGAGGGCGACCCGGCAAACATGTCCAAGATGGCGCTGCAGTTGGCCAGCGGCAAGTCCCAAGGCGTCTTCGACAAGATGTTTGCCAAGGCTGACAAGTTGGCGCTGCAGGCTGATGCGGCTACCCGTGCGCTGATCTACGAGAACGCTATTAAAAACGGCCTGTCCGAAGTCGAAGCCAGCCACTCCGTGCGTGAGTCGATGAACTTCTCCAAGCGCGGTCTCTCGCCTACGGTGCAGTACGCCAGCCGTATGATACCGTTCTTCAACGCACAGATTCAAGGTCTGAGCGTGCTGTTCAAAGCAGCTACCGGCAACATGCCCGCCAACGACGTGCTGAAGATCAAGCGCAAGTTCTACAACAACGCCATGATGCTCACCGGGTTCGGCATTGCCTACGCGATGGCTATGGACGACGACGAGTACTACAAGAACGCCAAGCCGCGAGATCGGTACACCAACTTCTTCGTGCCGCTGCCGGGTGTGGATGAGCCGCTCAAGCTGCCTATCCCGTACGAGTTCGGCTTCTTCTTCTCGGCAGGTGTGGCTCTGGCCGACGCCATCAAGGGTGAGGTGGATACACCGCAACAGCTCCGTGCGCTGAAGGATATGTTCGTTGGCTCCATCCCCGGCGCTAGCAGCAACTTTATGCCGCAGATTGTTAAGCCTGTAGCCGAGGTGTATGTCAACAAGAGCTTCTTCTCCGGCAATGCGCTGGTGTCTGGGCGTTTGGAAAAGTTAGACCCGGTGGCTCAGTACAACACCAACACGACTGAGTTTGCAAAGTGGATGGCCACTATGGTTCCGGGCTTGTCCCCCATCCAGCTGGAGCACATCGTGTCGGGGTACTTGGGGCAGATACCTCTGATGGTGCTGGCAACTACGAACGATCTTTTCCGCGACGGTAAGGAAGAGCCCACGCGCAAGCTGTCTGAGATGCCCCTGATAGGCAGCTCGTTCCAACGCAAATACGGTGGTGAGGAAGCGGATGTGGTGTACAAGCTGGCGACCGAAGCGTCACAAGCCAAGCGCACTTTCGATGACTTCCGTAAGCAGGGTAAGGTCGAGGACGCCAAGGAGTATTTGCGCGAGCACCGTGCCGAGATTTCCGTCGCACCGATAGCCATGCAGTACCAGAAAATTATGGGGGCGCTGCGTACGCAGGAAGAGATCATCCGAAACTCAACCGCTTCCCCAGATGCTAAGGCCAAGCGTATCGACGATCTGGACAAGCAGCGCCAGCTACAGTCCGAGCGCTACCTCAAAGCCATCAGGCGGGCAGAGGAGGCAGCCGGTAGAACCACACCCCCATAAGCCCACCACGGATGCCCGCCTTGGCGCGGGCATCAAACATGTGAAGGAAGGTAGCTTTTTTAAGGCCGTCTTCCTTCACTGCTTCTGGGTCTAGGCAGGGGACAAAGAACCCCTGCCCCCTTTCCAGCTTAGTCCACGGATAGTGCGTTACCAAGCTCATCGGTTTCAGTCAGTGGGCGGGTGATACGGATAGCCGTCACACGCATCTGCGGGCCGTTGGTCTTGGCCATCAAGTCCTTACGTACCACATACGACACCTTCATCTGCGGGTGCGATTCCAACTGCTTCTTAAAGTCCGTGTAGCCGAAGCTCATGCTTGAGCAAAATGTACGTAACACACGCTCTTCTATGTACATATCTGAGCAGCCGGGGGTCAGGCCGTTCTCAATGCGCCCGTGCACCGCAGACTTCGTGGTGTTCTTGTCGATCACCGCACCGTCACCCATCTGCGACAGGATACCTCCGGCAGCGCCGTAGTTGACGATCACGAAGTGGCCGTAGCCCTCACGTACAAAAGCGTTCAAGACATCCTCGGCGCTGCGTTTGTTGCTGTTCATGGCCTTGCGCATCACCTCGATACGTCTGCCATACGCCGCAATCATCTCAGGCATGGGGAAGTTGGCGATCTCGGCGTTGTTGTCGCTGAACAGAATACCGGCAGCCACGGAAGCGCCTACACCAGCCATCCAGAAACGCTCGTCGTTTGTAGCGCCGTACGCTACATACATCTGCCGAACTACATCGGGTACCGTCTCAGCTATCTTGTCGAAGTTGTCCACCAAGTACTGGGCAAAGACATCCCCTGCTACCCCGTAGTTCTGCGCCAAAGACTTGATGATCTCGATCTCATGGGGCTCCCACACCAACTGGGTATCCATATCGAACTCAATGACGCGGCGAATCTCACCTTCCGATGCGTGCTTGCGGGTGCCGAGTAGCGTGTCCACCACGTAGGTGTTTGATGACATCAGCGCGTTCGACATCCATGTTGAATTGTTGATGCGCTCTTTGTTGGAACCGGCTTCCATACGCTCCTTGCCACGGCCCTCAGTCATGTCCAGTAGGAACTCGCTAAACCACTCAGGGGCCGCGCGGTTTTTGCTGGTGATCTCGTCCGTAATCAGGGGCAGGCTATTGAGCATACCCAGACGCTGCTGCATTGCCACGGGCGATGAACTCTTACCGATGCGGTAGTGCACAGGGTGCCCCCAGATGGATGCCGCGCCTTCTAGCGCCAGCGACTTGCCGGTGCCTGAGTACGTTGACGCGCAGTGGAACGTCATGCCGTAGATGCCGGTGAACTTCATCAACGGTGCGCCAGCGCCAACCAAAATAATGGCCAACTGGTCGTACATCTTCTTCTGAATCAGCAGGTTAATCACGTTGCGCCAGCCTTGCAGCGTGCCCGTGGGCTTCGTGTTGTTGACGATGTTCTCCAGCCCCACCATAGGGATTTCAACAGGCTTCACCTTGGGCGCGTAAATCCGGCCTGCATACACAAAGGTGTTGTCCTTCTGCCAGCCGTAGCTTGCAGGTACCTTAACGGGTAATTTCTCAGTGCTCATTTTTTCTACACTCGCTCGTATGTAATCGTAAAAGTTCTTGTCATTGCCTGAACCGAAAGCAGCCAGCACGTTCTGGGTAGCTAGGTACTTCACGGTGTCGTCTTTGCTCACGCAGCTCTTTTGGGGCAGCATGATGTTCTGTGCACCTTCAGGACGCAGCGCCAGCATGTGGACTGTGTGCTCACCCGCCGTATCAAGGATGTTCAAGGGGAACACGTCGTAGCTAATCAGCATCGTCAGCTTCTTAGACTCAGTGCCATCCTCGTTCTCCATGCGCTTCTCGATGTACACCCCGCCGTTGCGCCCATACGCATAACCAAACGGTGCTTCGGGGCGCAGTATCTTGCGGAATGTGTCTGTCCCTATGGACTCGACTTCGACTTCCTTCGCCTCAGTAATGACAGCCGTATCACGCCCCAGCGCCAGCGGGTTTGTGATCTTTCCCCAGTGCTTGCAGTTGACGCAAATACCGGGGTTCTCCGAGTCGAACTTGGTGCACGGGTACGGGCCTTTGATCTCTGCCAGCTTGGAGTGCATCCGGTTCTCGTCGTAAGGGTGTAGACCGCTCAACCATACGGCTGCACGATCACCATCCTCGCACTTCTGAGTAATGCTCAGTAACCCACGCCACACGGGTTCCATACCGTCGTCACTGGCGTTCAGGGCGTAGAACTCTAACTGACCGCAGCCATCGCCCTTCTTGGTCTTCTTGTAGATATTGCCGAATTTCGTGATGCTGTTGGCAAACAACTGCACGCCCGTTGTCGTAGGCGCAGCCTTGGGCCGCTGTCCGGGTAGCATGAGGGCGGTGCTCGGCGCAGCCTTCACTTCGTAAGCGGTGCCCGCCAAGTTGGACTCAAGTACGCCGCGAATGTCCTCGATGTCGAAGAACCCCCCGCCGTGCATGAACCGCACCCTAGTCTCGCCGCGCACGCGCTTGCCACCTTTGACCCCGGTGTTGAGCGTATCCGGCACGCGCAGTACCCGCGCAGCGTCACCTGTCACAGTTGGGTCGATACCGAGCTTCTTCTGTACACACAAGCGCTTGAACGCTTCTGCCACAGGCTTCCACTCAGCGATCTCCACCGCCTCACGCAGCGGCCAGTATGCGTGCACACCACCGCCTGACGCCACCATCCAAGGCTCGCCTAGTCCAGCCAGCCCCACCTCGGTAGAGAAGTCCAGAATAGCCTGCGCCGCCATCCTTGCAGATGGGTACGCCTTGGGTTTGAACTCGCCGTGTTCGTCCGGCACATCCTTGGGGTGATTGCAGTCGATGTCGATAGCGATGCACTTTGCCATCTGGGTATTGGCGGCTTGGCGGTTGTCCGCGTCCCCAAACGTACTCAGGCCAAAGTAGATGTCAAGGTTCGACTTCTTCCAGCGCTCTACCGCAACCTGTGCCTCTTCCAGTGTGTCAACATAAATGTGTTCCTTCTTTTTCGTCAGCTCTGCCACGCAGTAGCGCCCGTTACCGGGAGGTGGCAAAACCGCCGCTAGAAAATCAAGCGGTTCCATAGGTATCCTAGGTTATTTTTTGTCGTCTACGAGCGCAGCAAAGCGTTTGACCAGCTCGTCCACCCACTCCGGGGGCAGCTCTCCGGCAGCATGCAGGGTTGCGTAGTGTGCCAGTTCTTTGTCGGTAAGCATCCGTGGGCTCACGGCGTTAGGTTGTACTCTTTGCATATTCTTCTCCAAGCTTCGTCCGCCGTCTTGGACGAGGACATTATTGTTAGTAGCAGTTCGACCCGGTTCTGGTAGGCGATGAAAACATCCTTACCTTCAAACCAGTTGTAGACCGTCTGACGCGTCACGCCAAGCGCGATGGCGATCTTGGTCACGGGGAAGTCCAAATGAATGGCCCATCTCCCGAGCTTGTTGCCCATCGTCTTAGGTGACGCCGCAACAACGTCCATGATTTTTTGTGAGTAGGCCATAGTGATATAGGTGGGAGTCAACGACGGGAGGGCTAATCCCAGCTTCCAAGGTATCCCGGTTTTACGTTGGCTCCCGAAAAGGTGGGGTTGCTGTGTTTGACCCTTGAAATCAGGCGGCAGATTCCCCCGCGACGCCAGCAACCCCGAAACTAATTACTCGTCGTCCCAGTCAGACACGATGTCTGCGAGGCTTGCCTTGGTTGCAGGAACTGCGTTTGCCTTGGATGGGGCCTTGCGCACTTCTGGCTCCGGCGCTGTGTCCTCTTCCTCTTCGACCACAGGCGCTGGTGCGGCAGTGAACTTAGGCTTCTTGGGGGGCTTGGCTACCGCCAAACGTGCCGCCACTTCCTCGTCGTCTTCCTCGGGCGTTGGCTCTGGTGCGGGGGCTGCCTTTGCTGGGGGCTTGCCTGCGATAGCCAACGGAGCTGCCTTCGCGCCATCCGTCGATGCAGCGTTCATCACGATAGCCTTCTTGGCGTCATCGCTGTCGGCTTGGTCTTTGATGACATCGTACTCGTCGTCGGTCAACCAGCGTGTAGGAGCGAAGTGCAGCTTGGGGGACTCTGACTTCGTGTCGAACTTCATGCGCGTCACGATCTGCTCTGGGTTGATCGGAGGGTTCTGCGCCGCTAGGTACCGGGCGAAGGACTGCAAGGGGTGCTTGTCGCCTTCTGCCTTACCGAAGATCGACGTAGCGGGCAACACCATCTGCATGACGGAGCCTTCCATGTCGTTGGCCAACACCACCGCCAGACGTTGCTGGTAGCGGCAGGCGCGGCTATTACCCGTACCTGAACCTGCTTGGTTCTGGGGGCAGCTCAGGCAAGTCTCGGACTGCTTGTTCTTGGACGATGGGTCTGGGCGCTCGCCGTCGTTGGATGTGCAGTCCGGTGCGGATGCCGCAGCATCTTTGTCGTATGCGCCAGCGTAGTACTGACGGCCAACCTTTGGTGCAGCCTTGACGATGATGATGTCCAGATGGCGGTCTTCGATGGCGGCGACTTCTTTGCCGTTGTCCATGAGGCGGAACACACCGCCCTTGATCGAGATACGCTTGCCTGCGGCAGCGCCGGAGCCACCACCGGTCAGTGCCAGTGCGGTCTCAGACAGGACGTTGTTGCGGGCAAAAGCGGGGACTTTTGAGGGGTTAAATACAGATACGTTGCTCACAGGGTTCTCCTCAATTGGAAGGTTTGGTTACGCGGATTTCAAAATCCGAAAACATGTTCAGGCCGGGTGGCACTGAACCGGGGTTCTCCGCTAGGTACTGCGCCATGTTGGTCTGGGCAATACGTTTCTCCAGCAGGTCAACGGCATCGTGCTCAACAATGAATGTCTTGAACGAGTCCCAGTCCTGCGTAGAGTAACGGGTCTTTTGCACCATCGACACAGTGCCGAAGGTGGTGTTAACAGACTTGACGCCAAGCGTCTTCATCTGGTCTTTCATAGCAAACTTTAGCGTGTCTTGCTTTGCTTTCAACGTCTCGACCTTGGTGTCATATTCACGGGTCAGTTCGTCAATCTCTGCCTTAATCTTTCGGTAGATGCGGGCTAATTTATCCATTGGAATCGTGTCGTCAGTCATTTTGCTTTCTCCTTTTTCTGTCTATCGTTTGACAAGTGTAGCGTAGTTTTTGGCCTTGTGAACTCCTTTCTTAAGAATTTATTTCTGTCTCAAACATTTGTGTAAGGGTGAAGTTATCCACAACCTTTGTGGATAAAGCTGTGAACATCTTCTTTTCTACGGGGCTGCTCTCGATGTGGATAACTGTGACTTTGCCCGCGTTCTGACCCTTGCGGTCTGCCCGTGCAATGCACTGGATGTACTGCTCGACCGACATCAACGGCCCGTAGAACACCACCGTATCGGCAGCAGTCAGTGTGATTCCGTGCGCCGAAGCCTGCGGCTGCATCACCAACACGCGGGGGTCTTGCTCGTTCTGAAAGCGCCTGATCGTGTCAGCGCGTTTGTTGGGGGTTATGCCGCCGTGTATCAGCTCTACGTTGAAGCCTTTCTTCGTCAAGTGGTCGTACACGCTGTCGATGCTGCTGCGGAACATGGCGAAGATCAGTACCTTGCGGTCGGTCTCTTCCAGTATCTCTTCGAGCACGGACAGCCTTGGGGCAGCGTCGAACTCCACCACGTCCTTGTCGTCCGTATATACAGCGCCGCAACTGATCTGGAGCAGCTTGCTCAACCCTGCCGCTGCGTTAACTGCCGTGATCGTCTCGCCTGCCGCTTGTATCGACATCCGATCTTTGAGCGTGTTGTAGTACTTCGATTGCTGGGGCGTCATGGGCACCAAACGGGTCGTGGTGAGCACCGGCGGCAAGTCCAAGCACTGGGCCTTGGTAAAGCGTATCGCGGGCTGTAGCGCCTCGTGTACGAGCTGTGGGGCGGTGGGCTTCGCTGCCCACTTAAACATCGTGACCTTGTGCATCACCTTGTCACGCCATGCCGTGAAGAACATCGGCACACCGCCGGGGTTAACCAGCTTGGCCAAACCAAACGCATCAGCAGGCGACTGCGATGCAGGCGTGCCGGTCATCATCCACAGCCTTGTCTCGGGGGTCAGGATGTTGGCCAGCGCCTTCCAGCGCTTGGTTGTGGGTGTCTTGTACGCATTCGCTTCATCAACAATAATCAGGTCGAACCGGCCATCGTTCTTGATCTCGTTGCCGATCAGGTTCAGGCCGTCGTAGTTGGTGATGACGAACTCAAAGTCCTGCTGCACCATCTCGATACGGCGGTTAGCCTGCGGGTGGTGCGCTACAACGGCAGACCGGTGAATGACGCTGCTGCTCAAGTCCCCTAGCCAAGCGCTCTGCATGATCGAGAGCGGACAGAGAATCAAAACCCTACGCACTTTCTTGATGCTCATCAGGTAGTCAGCAGCCCACAAAGCACTGAGCGTTTTGCCTGTTCCCGGCTCGCTAAATACGAATGCTCTACGGTGAACGGTTAGGAAGTCTGCCGTCGCCATCTGGTGCGACATAGGTGTGTAGCGCCCCGGCCAACCGTAACGCCCTGTAATGGGCGAAGGTACATCTTTGACACCTAAGTTTCGCAGTACCTGAACTTCCTCTAAACCCCAGTAAACCATTATCTCGAACGTCCCGTTATCCTCTGACACGATGTGACGTTTGGGGATGAGTGCGTACTTGTCGGGGTTTCTGGTTTTGAAGATCAGGGCTTTGTTGTCGATGACTTGCATTTGCTTCTCGTGTAGTTATTTGTTGTCGCCTTGGTTGGCGCTCTTACTTCGCAATCTCAAGTTCCCCGGTGTTGTCTTACCGCCCTTGCGCAGCGGCTTGATGTGGTCGATGTCTTTGCCTGCGCGGTCGATGCCTTTGGCGTCGTAAGAACGCCGTGCCTTCTGGCGCTCGTGTTGATCTGAGCCGGGGCCAGACTTGCCTGTGGTCAGGTCTTGCTGGTACTCTTTTTTGTAGTTGCGTTTCGTCGCCATGACTGTTCCTTATCGTTTGGTATGGTGTACACAAGTGGTGACGGGGCACCACGGGCAAAGGGGCGAGGCTTTCGGGTTCCACACGCCCGTCTCATGGGCTTGCTCAATACGGGCGATGCGCTTGCGGTATGACCACCACTCGCCCTCAGCCTGCTCGACACCCACGCTGATCTTAACCATGTCGTTTTTCACCACAAAGAGCAGCGCGGCGTTTACTTTGCGGATGTGGGGGAAGTGGGCGAATACCATGATAGCCATGAGCTTGAGCTGTTCACGGTCTGGGTACTTGTTGTTGCCGGTCTTGTAGTCCACCACCCACGCCGTCAGGTTATCGTCGTCCATGATGATAAGGTCAGCGATGCCGCGAACCCACACCTCTGGCCCCACCCAACCGCACGGCTGCAAGTCATGCGTCAGCGCCATCTTGTGCTCAACCAGCTTGCGTCCGGGCTTGGCGTTGAGGGCGTCGAGTGTGGCCTTCATGAACTCGAACTGCGGCGGGATTGGTATGCCCTCACCAATGTAGTCCTCGGCTGCCTTATGCAGCTCCGTTCCGTACAGCGTGGCTTGCGTCTCCGTGAACTTGTGCTTCTTCAAGACGCGCACCTCGTGGTACTTCTTGGGGCAGGACTCGTAATCCTTCAACGCTGAGTGAGACCAGACGACTTTTGTCATATCAAAACTTTGCTGAGTCAATGGCTGCGGACAGCCGGTTAGCGAACTCCGTAACGAATCGCTCGTCACGGTTCAGTGTGTGCCGTCCCATGTCCTCAAGGATGGCGTGTGTCACCTCGTGCCAGAACGTGTCACGAATCTCTGCACCGGCAAGGTAGCGCCCGGTGTTGTTGTGTTTGGCTGCGACTTGAATGCTGCAGTCAGCGTAGCGTGTGCGGCCTACGCAGTTCTTCTCGATCATGGCCTCAACGACCTCGACCGAATACATCTTCTTACCCACGCGCATACGCCGTGGGAACATAGCTTTTATTTTTGCCATCATGTGCTTCTCCTAACCCTTCGCCAATCCGTATCTACGATGTGCGCCACCTTCGGCGTCCAACGGAATCCCCGGCAAATACCGTGGCTCCATGACCATTTGCGTTAAGACCCAAGTCTTAGCGAACTCAACCTCTTCATCAGGCACAACTACAATCTGCTCGTCGTGCACCGTACCGGCTACGAAGTATTTTTTTGACACCCGTAGCATACCATCAGTCATCACGATTCGTGCGGTCGCTTGTGTGACATTGTTTGCAATCTTTCCAGCGTATAGCTTGGTTGCGTCCTCACCGTACACCCACTCCGTCTCCCCCTTCTTACCGTCTTTCTTCTGCTGCTGGCGTAGGTCTGGGTACAGCAGCTTCATGCCGTTGGGCAACTCGATCTCCCCCTTGCGGAAGGTCAGGCACTTGTACTTGAACTCCTTCCCGCCGTGCAGTGAAGTCACGATCAGTCCCGACAGCATCTCCCAGAACGAGACCACTTGGTGTGCTGTCTGCCGGTATATGTCAATGATCTTCTTGGCAGCTACGCAGTGAATGAGCAGCTCCTTGGTGGTGCAGGTGTGTGGAATCTCCTCCATCTTTTTCAAGTTGTCATCCCAGCTCAAGAACTTGTCGATGTACTCCTTGGTCACGCCCAACTGCAACGCCTCGGCCTTGGAGTATCGCAGCGGCGGAGCGCCTAGGAACCCCACCAGAAGCTGCCCTGCGAACGCTGCCCAGCCCAACCCATACCCAGCCCCTAGCAATGCGCTCTTGGCCGACTGGCGGTGCACTGGGTGGCTGTCCTTGGTCATGCCGGGTATCGAGAACATCTGCGCCCCGAAGGCAGCATACGGGTCGCCCCCTGCGCGGAAGATGTCGAGCATCTCGTTGTAGTCGGACAACCACGCCAGCACACGGGGTTCGATCTGAGACAAGTCACCCACCACAAGCTGGTATCCAGCCGGTGCCATGATGGCCTTGCGTAGAAACGAGCCGCGCTTCAAGTTCTGCATGTTGATGGCGCTGCCCTTGCTCGCCGTCCAGCGCCCCGTTGCTGCGCCGTAATAGCTCAGGGGTACCGGTAGGGTGCCCCGGCCTGCAATCTCCAAGAATCGCTGTGCTCTGGTGCGTTCCGTGGTGGACTTGACCTTGAGTCGTGCCTCGCACAGCGCTGCCACATCCTCGTTGTCTCCGTTGAGCATGGCTTGGAACATGGCGTCAGTCTTGGCGAAGGCGTAGTTCATCCCCACGGGGTTGGCTGTCTTGGCCGTGGGTTTCTTTTTCTTCATGGGCGGGGGCATACCCACCGCCTCCAGCAGCGCCGCGAACTGACCGTTACTGGCCAACGCCGCATCCGTCACACCCAAGCGCTGCAACAGCTCCTCACGCTTCTCCTTCTCTTCCTCCAGCGCGTTAGCCAGCATGAGTTTGTCCAACTGCAAGACGGGCTGCGTGTACATCTTGAGCGTCATGTCGATGAGCCTCAGCTCGGACTTGGGGTATCCCACAATGAGACGCTTAAAGATTTCTTCGCATAGAAACACATCATGTTCGCAGTACTCAGCAAGCTCTCGTTCGATCTCGCGGCTAAGCTCTTCGAGTCCGTCAGTCGCGTAAACAGCTTTCCCTTTTTCAGGCAAGCCGAATGCAGTGGCAAGTCGAGCGAGACTGTTGCCAACTTCCACGCCTCGTAAAGCTCGCGCCATTGATAGCGTGTCAAAGATGAAGGCGGGTTTAATCCCGTACCTCCAAGCGAGGATGGATACATCGAATTGGGCGTTATGTGCCAAGACTGCTGTTCGTCGCCAGTCGTATGTTGATAAGACGCGAGATAGCTCGGCACCTCCTCGATACCATTGAGTGCGTTTGTCAGTCCCAAACTCGTGGAGACAAGCTCCGAAATCCTTGAAGCTAGCGTCACGGATGTACTCCTCGGTTGTTAGTTTTGATAGTGTGTAGCCCTTGCTGTCCCACCGTGTCTCGAAGTCCACGGTGATGATGGTGTCGTATGGAGCGCTCAATGTATTTCTCCCGGCTCTGGCTTGTCGCCAATGAATGTGTCGTGCATCTGGGCATAGGCCGTGGCCAGCATACCCACCATCTCCAACGCGTCCACGTTGACGGACAGCACCATGAGGTTGTCGCCTATCCCGTGCACGAACACGCTGGGGCGGTCTGTCTCGTTGGCAAAGCTGGCCGACAGCATCTCGAACATGCGCACCATGTGCGTGGCACCTTCCGTACCCATCGCTGCAAGCCGTTCGTCTATTCGAGCACTGATTGTTTGAAATTCGCTTTTATCCATGTGATGATCTCCTTTACTTCGTTGATGTTGTTCTCGTTGACGACGAAGGCTATGCCCCCGTTGCTGTTGATTGCTGCGATCTCCCGATCTTGCAGCGCTGTTGTCTTGCCCTTGCCTGCCTTGAGTTCAATCGCTAGGAAGAACCCCTGCACGCAGCAGATGATGTCGGGGATACCCGCACGCCCGAAGCCGTTGGCCGCAGGGCTGAAGTAGTACACGCCCTCTGCATCCAGCACCTTGCGTACAGCGGTTTTGACTTTTCCTTCGGGGGTCATTTGTCACTCTCCATCAGAAGTTTACGGGCCATCTTCAACACGGCTTTCGTGTTGCGCCGTTCTTGCTCAAGCTCCCACTCCTGCTCCTGCATACGGATGTACGCATCGACTGCGAAGTCGGCTAGGTTCTTGTTGCTCCACGCCGCGAAGTTGGGTGTTGGCTTCAGTACGATTTCTCTTTCGTCACTCATTTGTTACTCCGGTATGGGGATTGTTCCTTTGCCCGCACAAAGCGGGCGTGTTCGGTTGGTGATCTTGCCGGTGTCGGTTCGTCGAAGAACACGCGGTGCTTGAGCGTAGCATTTGTCTGAAACATCTCGGGGTACATGTCCTTGAGCTGGCTGATGTACTCCTCCAGCAACACGTTGGGCATGGCCGGGTAGTCTGAACCTTGGGGTTGCACCTTGCTCAGGTACTTCAAGCGCTCGCGTTGGGCTTGTGTAAACGGGCTCACACAGTCGTTGATTAGTTTTTCAGCAGCAGTCATTTTTGTTTCCTTGGTTGGGTTTCTGGTTTAGGGCAATTCTCTGGCGGCACAACTACGCACCACACTCCGGCAAACTGACCACGTACATAAAGCCAGCGGTCAATGTAGGTGTCCGGCATATTCTTCAAAGAGCGCAGCACGCCATTACCTTCTATGTTCATAAGGTTTGATAGCTCCCCCACGGTCATGCCGTCGGTATGCAAGCGCAGCTGCGCACGAATCTCTGTCTGGTTTGATTTCCTCACCTCTTGTCTTCCTTCTCTTGGTTACGTTTAGGTAGCGGCAGCCAGCCCAAGCACCAGTGGCCGTTCCAAATTCCCGTGGTGCAGATGCCTCCGGTGGTCAGTAGCAGCAGCTTGGTGTTCTCCGGAGCCTTGGGGTCGCCAGCGTGTGGGTAGAAGAACTCTTGGCCCCCTGCTAGGTAGCGTTGCTCGGTCATTCCTCTGTCTCCTTGAGTTGCCTGTTGATTTCGGTGTACGTTGCAACCCAATGCTTTGCCAGCGCTTCAGGTGGCGTACCTGTCTTTCTTCCTGCATCGACCACCGCCATAATCCCCCTAAAAAAACTGTTCTGCTCTTTCTCGGGCATGGCCTTTACCCACTCGCGGAACCGCGCCTTCTTTTGCTCGTCGGTCATGTGTTCCCCCTTGCTCGGATTGCGCAGGCAAGCCAACGCGCTGCATATCTTTCCTCTGCAAAAAGGTTTCGTTTTGCGTTGTGTTCATCACACACCTTGGCGCAAGCCTCACGCTCGTCAGCACGGATGAGGTCGGCGAACTTTTCAGCCGTATCAATGTCAAAGTCATACGCCCACTCCTTGCCTGTAGCTTGTTGGTACAGTTCTTTGTCTCGTTCGTTCATGTCATCTCCAATCCGCGCGGTGGCGTGCAGGTGTGTATCACAGTCAAGTCCGCCGTG